CACTGTATAATTTAATAAAAAAGAAAAAATGAATAAAGATTCAATATTAGGAATAATCCGTCACATCCTCACCTTTGGTGGGGGTTTCATGACTCAAAACGGTATTGCCACTGATAGTGAGGTCACTACTGGCGTATCGGCTGCTGTTACACTTATAGGTGTTATTTGGTCAATCTTATCTAAAAAGAAGTAAAATGCCTTTCAGTAAGTATTCAAAGAAGCAGAAAAAAATAGCCTCCGTAGCCCCTCCACGTAAAAAGATAACGGCAGCAGACTTTATGAAACTCCGTAAAAAGAGTAAAAAGTGATATATTTTTTCCGCACTATAGTTTTAGCATTAGAAGCTTTTATATTCTATACTAGAAGCAAGCAACGCAGATATATTTATGAACTGGAAGATGAGATTGATAAGCTTGCTGCTGATGGTAGCCCTGCTGCCAAGTTGCGCCTTGAACGACTTAGTGGGAGACTCATCCTTGAACGAAAGCGCAATATATGACCCGCCTACAATAACCCTTATAAAAGGGTACAATTACCTCTTTAAAGAAGGAAACCTCATGGGCAGGGGTCAGAAGTTCCACAGTGATTTTTCGTACAGACGTGCTATAATAATAGGTAATGATAGCAATCTGCGTAGGACACTCTCGACCAAATGATTCAGGCGCAGCTTCTGTAACTGGAGTCACTGAATGGGATTATAATTCTCAACTGGCTGATATGATTAGTGACAGGTTGAAGACTCCACACAAGATTTACTCTACCTATAAAGGGAGTAGTTATTGGAGTTCTATGAAGTGGTTAGCTAGAACCCTTAAACATGACGCTGTTACAGCTGCTGTTGAATTACATTTTAATGCTGCGACTCCTTCTGCTACAGGTCATGAGTGGTTGTATTGGAATACTTCAGAAAAAGGAAGGTTGTTTGCCCGTGCTTTAAGAGATTCTTTTGAGGATTGTTTTCCTCAACTGCGTAGCAGAGGTATCAAGCCACGCCAAAAAGGAAGTAGAGGGGCAGGGTTTTTAAGATTAACTCACTGTCCAGCGACTATCGCAGAGCCATTTTTTGGTAGTAATGAAGAGGATTGGGAGCTTGCTTTAAAGAATATGGAAGGCATGGCTACTGCAATGGCTGCTGGTATTGAACTGTATAAGGATCTATCTGAAAGGTGGTAATGTGCAGCTTCCAAAATCAATATCAATTGCAGGACAAAGGGTAAAACTTGAGTTAGTACCCTTCAATGGAGACAGTCCTGATTTTGGTTTGTATTTGCACGATAAAAAAACCATCGAAATAAACAAAAATCTAAAAGGAAAAACACTTATAAACACAATTCGTCATGAGATGATGGAGGCTAGTTTGCTTATAAGTGGGGTAGGGTGGCTTGAAAACTATGATCAAGAAGCCGTTGTTCGATGTATGGAAGAGATATTCTTCCCTGCTTGGGATCTTTTTCTAAAGAAGATACAGAAATTTGAGTAGGAAAAGATTTATTACTAAACACAAGTTTCTTCATTATATTCCAAATGAAGAAGATATTGTATTGTGTTACAATAGATCATTAAACATGGGCATCCTTCCAGGTTCTTATACTAAAGGAGCAGGTAATATGGTTGGGTGTTTAGGGGAGGTTGCTGTAGAAAAGTACTTAAGAAATGCTAAATATGTTGGCAATCAAAAATTTGACTACGATTTTGTTTATAGAAAAAAGAACATAGAAGTAAAGTCTAAGTCGTGTGGAGGTTTACCTAAAGGAGATTATTCTGCTTTTATTAATGGTAAAGAAGATAAGCTTGATAAAAATGACATTCACTTTTTTACAAGAATTAAAAGAGATTTGTCTGTGGTTTATTTATTAGGCTGGCTAGATAATAATAGCATAAAGCAAAAAGCTATCTATAGATTAAAGGGAGACACTGACACTGATGGTTATACTTTTAAAAGTGCTGGGTATCAGCTCTTGATAAAAGATTTAAATAAACCATCTCTGATTAAAAAGGCGTAGATATAAATAAAGGAGCACATAACCCATCAGAGGTTGTCGACGGGTTATTATAAATACGGTCATTGAAATAGTCTTCAGCACTCGTACCCATTGTCTTAGACAACTCGTGTATGCATATTTCAGTACTGTAAACAGCTCTAGGTGTTTCAGAATCAATACCTAGAAAGGCTTTATCACAAGATTCTTCTGCAAGAGTTATATCTTCTACTTCACCTGGAAGGACTTCTTCAATATAGTCTAAAATTTCTTCTCTAGTCATTTGTTGGTTTCTTGGACGT